TCGATCACCCCACTGGGCGGCCAGTTCCTTCATTGGAATCCTTCCTTTGCTAAGGGCTAGGATATGAAGGTGGCCGTTGATCTCGTGGTCGGTAGTTTGTCTGATGAACGTACCGTCTTTCGCGAAAACCTTGTCGCTTGGCGCATGGCTAGTGAATTCGTAGAACCAATAGCCGCCGGGGAATGTGTCTTTCCATATTTTCGTACGACGGAATTTCTTGAAGTCCTTGATCCACAGTTGTCGATCCAATTCTATGACTCCGTCATACGGCGGCACTCCTGTGATGTTGGGTCGTGACAGTGTGATGAACCATTTACGTTCCTTGCGTTCGGCGAATCTAGCTAGGGCACGTTTGGCTCTTTGCCAGCGTGAGTATTGGTTGTTGCATGAGTTGCACCGTTCGGTGTAGATGGTTTGCCATTCTATCCACTGCCACAGCAGCTTAGAACGGTAAGATGTTTCTTTACCTGTCCAGTCGTTTCTACGGTACGGCCGTCTACGTTCAGGACAGGCTTTGCAGGTGAAGCCTGCAAAATGTTTCTTATCTTGTTGTAGGATACGCGAGCGAACATTGTGAACGGCGTGTCTAAGCCATTGAAGGATTGTAACTCCGGGTTTGGGCCTACTAATGGCAACAGATCCTGCATCTGCCCACGGTGGTTTCTGATAACTGCTCTTATCGGTAGGTTCGGCGGTGCCTATAGGCACTGTTAGTTTCGAACCTACTAAAGTATCATTAGCCACCGTGCTCCCCGTCCTTCTCTGTCGCATCGCGACATAAATAGGGGAAGGACGATTGCAGTACACTGGTGGTTCAGCAGATACGTATTATTACAACATAGCCAAGGACCTTGCAGCGGTCAATGCTAGGAATGAGGAGATTACCGACCGTAAGGGTAATCTCTATGGCTACTGGTGTAAGATTCAGACGACTTCGTCAGCCAATGACACTCTTTTGATGGCATGGGTTCCTAACACTTGGAAGGTTCGGAATGCTTTCCGGAAGTTCCACTTTGCTCGAGAGCATATGTTCCGTGAGGCAGGTGTTACGAAGAGGGAGATGGGTAAGTACGGCAGGACGATACGTCCGTACTTTTCTATAGATCACCAGACTAATGGTGACAAGACTCCTCGGTCGTTTGATCCCGGTACCCTCGCTCCTGTCGATCTAGCAGGAGGTGAGTGGACCTATACCAAACTCGCATCAGTTCCAACTTTCGAGACTGGTGAAGAGGCAGGTTCCACTGATCTGGCTCTTGTGGATGAGTGGTCCCTGACTATTCTTGATGGTAATCGTGTCCAAGCAACCAGTTCTGGTGGGATAAAGACTTGGACATCTGTTGCTATGGTACAATCGTACAATCAAGATCGGATGGAGGAGATACCTGACGCAACTGCGGATTCGAGTATCACATCTCCGAACAACCCCTTGGCTGCTTTACGCTCGCAAGATCTGACCTCTGGTGAGATTACTGAGATTGCGGAGGATCAGCAGCTAGAGGCTCCGCCCTATGACATCCTCGATTCCGGGGATTCTACGGAGGCTATGTTTGATTACATGCCTATAGCGGGGACCACTGCCGGGAGCACTGCTGCTATCCGCAGTTGGGGAGTCTACTTTTTCCCTGCTGGTATTATTGCTTTGCAGAATGCCGTTGCTAACTCTAATGCTCTCGAGATTGAGGTTATTGGGAAACAGTTGTGCAAGGATGTCGCTTGACCTTACTAGTCAGCAGAAGCACTTTGTGTTAGGATTCTTCCTTGGCCTTGCTGTTCACGAGCCTGTTACTGTAGTGGTTGGTCTGTGAATGTCTAAATTGGTTATTCTTCCTGAGGATGTTCCATATTCTGAAGGGATTGCTAAATGGGGTGTTGCTCAGATTGCTAATATCTTGACTAGATCTCCTGCAGGTAGTGGAGCTTTGCTCTTTCGGACTCTCGTTGAGATGACTTACGAGGAGACTGGTATTTACTACGGCATGTATGGCCTTGAATACTCCAGAGGAGGTGGTGGGCCCTCTGTGCAGATCCAGCCTCCACCATCCTCTAGAATACGCCCACAGGCCCTAGGTACTCCCGTTGGACGAACTCTCTCGTCCAACGCTAGAGGATCGACAGAGCATGCTCGGAGGCGCCTTGGGCGTAAGAGTTGTCCAAAGGGCCAGTATTGGTCGTTCAAGCAGAAGAAATGTGTGAAGTCTAAGTTTCGCTGACCTTTCTTCTGTGGATATCTCCAAATGGTCGCATGTTCACGCCATCAGTTGAACATTTGACCAGATAGCCCTTCAGATACCACATGACTTCTTTGTCCTGTTTTGGTTCTCTGAAGTCCACTCGATCACCCCACTGGGCGGCCAGTTCCTTCATTGGAATCCTTCCTTTGCTAAGGGCTAGGATATGAAGGTGGC